GTTAATGATTTTATTACTATGGCTGAAGGTAATGGACATAACTTTGGTAGTTTTTTTGATACTAATGGAAATGTTAGAATACTTAGGGTTTACTGGAGAAGTTTTAGAAAGGTTCAGAAAATTAAATATTATGATGAAGACGGTGATACTCAAACTGATTATTTCCCTGAAAACTATGTAGCTGATAAAAATAAAGGTGAAGAATCTACAACACAATGGGTAAATGAGATATGGGAAGGTACTAAATTAGGAGATCATATTTATGTTCAAATGAGACCTAAACCTGTACAGTATTCTGATATAAATAACCCATCACTATGTCATGCTGGTATAATTGGTTTAGTAGATAGTACTAACCAGTTTAAAAGTGTTTCTACTATGGATAGGATGAAACAATATCAATATCTTTATGATGTAGAAAAAGATAGATTGAATAAAGCATTAGCTAAATATCTAGGACCATTATTAGAATTAGATTTAGCATTAATTCCTGAAAATTGGCAAATGGATAAGTGGCTACACTTTGCTTATGCAAATGGTATTGCTACTAAAGACAGTTTTAAAGAAGGTAATAAAGGTGCTTCTATTGGTAAATTAGCAGGTAACATACCTCCTCAAGGTAGTAGAGTTATTAATTTAGAGATGGGTAATTTTATACAAAATAAAATTAGCTTCCTAGAATATATTAAAGCTGATATGGCTAATATTATAGGTATAAGTCCTCAAAGAGAAGGTGCTATATCTAATAGAGAAACTGTCGGGGGTGTAGAAAGAAGTGTAAATCAATCTAGTCATATTACAGAGCAACTATTTGCTAGTCATGAATTATTTAAAGCTAAGGTATTAGAATGCTTTCTTGAAACAGCTAAAATTAGTTTTAAAACTGGTAACAAGAAAATGCAGTATATTCTTGGTGATGAATCTATAGCTATGTTAGAAGTAGATGATTCTTTTGCAGATGGCTGTTATGATATATTAATTAGTTTTAATGATAAGTATCAAAAACTAGAACAAGTAATGGAGTCTCTAGCACAAGCTGGTATACAAAATGATAAAATGGACTTTAGTACTCTTATGGGTATTTATATGTCAAGTAGTTTATCAGAAACTAGAAGAGCTATAGAGCTTAAAGAACAAGAAAAACTAGATAGAGAATCTCAGCAATTTCAACAAGAACAAGAAACTAGGAAAGTTGAAGCACAATCTAAAGCACAAGTTGAACAACAAGTTGAAGCTGGGGAGGAAAGAAGGAATATTAGAGATAATGAATATAAGCTTTTAATAGCACAATTACAAAGTGATGCTAAACAAAGAGGTGAATTTGATGAAGATGGTATTTTAGCTGAAAGTGAACTTAATAGAGAAGAACTACAACTTAAAATGCAAGAGCTTCAACAAAAGGATAAACACCATGCTGCTGAGATAGAAGTTAAGAAAATGGACATAGCAGCTAAGAAAGCTAAACCTGCAAGTAAGTAAGTGTAATAAAGGCATATTAATTTATTTTAGTATAGCCTACTTATTTTTAGTATAAGAAATTAATAATAAATTATATTTGAACAATTAAAGAGAGAAGTAATGGCAAGTGAAGGAGAAGTATTAGAAAATTTTGATGATGATTTTGATATGAGTGCATTCGCAATTGACGAAAGTGCTGATATTGATGAAGAAAATATAGACTCTGGCGAGTCTCCTGGAGATGTGGAGACAGAGGAAGTAGCTAGTGAAGATGAAATAAGTACAGATGAAACAACTTCAGATGAAGATGATTCAGACGATACTTCAGGTGATGGGGAAGCAAACACTTCTCCTGGTGAACTTTACTCTTCTTTAGCGGATAACATGCGTGAGCGTGGTATCTTGGCTTCCCTTGATCCTGAAAAATTTAAAGATATTAAAGATATAGATTCTTTAATGAATGCATTTAATGAAGAGTTGAGTGCTAGAGAGTATTCAGATTTATCAGATAACCAAAAGGTTTATCTAAAAGCTTTGAGAGACGGTATACCACAAGAAGAAGTAACTGAATATATTAAAATATCAGATCAGCTAAATGGTATTACTACTGATGAAATTGACAGTAATGAAGAACTTAGAAAGGCTTTAATTAAAGAGCAATATAAGATTGTTAATAACATGTCTGAAGAAAAGGCTGAAAGACTAGCACAAGTTGCTATTGATACTGGTGAAGATATTGCAGATGCAAAAGAAGCATTGGAATCACTTAAAGCAAAACAAACTCAAGAGTTTGAAGCACAATTAGCTGCTAAACAACAAGATAAAGTTAAAGCTGCTGAAAGCACTAAAGCTGTTATTGAGGGATTTAAGAAAAAAATTGATGAGTCAAAGCATATTTTTGAAGGATTAGAAATTAATAAAACTGAAAAAGAAAAGTTGTTTAATCAAATGACTAGTTCTGTAGGTACTTCACAAGATGGTAGACCAATTGATATAATTACTAAAGCTCGTATGGATAATCCAGAAGACTTTACTTTAAAATTACATTACTTGTTTATGCAAACAGATGGTTTTAAAAATATCAATAAATTTATTAAAACTTCAAAAACTAAAGCTGCAAACTCTTTAGACCAAGTACTACGAAATCAAGCTAACCAGCCTGGTGCAAGTGGTAGAATGGTAGTAAATGATCAAGAAAGTGATTTTTCTAATTTAGGAAAAATTATATAATAAGTAAACAAATATAAATATAAACAATTATGGCATTAGCACAAGGTAAATTTCAAGTATTTGAACCACAATCATGGGGTGGATTAACTACTAAAAATCACCTAAGTTCCATATACAGAACATCTCCACAAAAAGCCAGTAACATTGTTACGAGGTTATTGTCGAATAGTTATGGTGGAAACTTAGAAAGTCTATTGGGTAAATTCCCAGTAAAGTATTTCGATAACGATGATGAATTCACATGGGATTTGATTGGATCATCTGAAAGAAATTTTCCACTATTAGAAGCACGTACTACAGGTGGAGTAGTAGTTACAGCAGGAACTAACAACGTTGGTGCTGCTGGTGAAAAGTTTGAATTAGTTTTTGCAGAAAAAGCTTTCTTTGATGTTAACGTAATAGTTGGTGAAAAGAATGAAGTTTACCCAATGCGAGTTATAGAAGATCCTGTTGAAGAAGGAACTAACTATGTTTACTTGGTTGAATTAATGGGAGGTATACTTGATGGTATGCCAGGTTCAGAATTAGTAGGTGGAAAAAGATTCTCTAAAGAATTCTCTCCAGTAGAAGATACTCTTTCTATGAAAGGTGGAGATATAACTTTTAGTTCTCCTATAGCTTTAAGAAATGAGTTTTCTAGTATTAGAATGCAACATAAAGCTCCAGGTAACATGAAGGATAGAAGAATGGCTATGCCATTTGCAACTATTGATCCTAACGATCCTAAGCAAAATAAAGTTCTTTTGCATAACACTTGGATGCAACATACTGAATGGAAATTTGAGTATGAATTCCAACAAGAAAAAAATAAATTATTAATGTTTGCAACTACTAACAGAGATGTTAATGGTGATTATGGAAACATTGGTAAATCAGGTCATGTAATTAAAATGGGTTCTGGTATTAGAGAACAAATGGAAGTATCAAATACTTTGTACTACAATGTATTTTCATTGAAGTTGTTAACTAATATGTTAGGTGAATTATCAGAAGGTAAATTATCTATGGATGAACGTCACTTTGTTCTTAGAACTGGTGAGAGAGGTGCAATACAATTCCACGAAGCTGTAACTAAAGATGGTTCAGGATGGATTGCTACAGCACAAGCTATGGGATTTGATAACACAAATACAAATTCTATTAGTAAAGTGGCTTCTCCATTACATGCAAATGCTTATTCAGCAGGATTCCAATTCGTAGAATATCAAGCTCCTAATAAAGTTAAAATTTCTTTAGAAGTTGATTCATTTTATGATGATAGAGTACGTAACAAAGTACTTCACCCTAACGGTGGTGTAGCAGAATCTTATAGATACGATATCCTTGATATTGGAACTATTGATGGTGAAGCTAACATTCAAAAAGCAATGGTACGTGGTCAAGAGGATATTAGAGGTTGGGAAGCAGGATTAAGAAACCCTTTCACAGCAGCTCCTTCAACTGAATTAATGGCTAATGCCGTTGATGGTTCAGTTTACCATAGAGCATGCTTTGGACTAGGAGCTATCGTAAGAGACCCTTCCAGAACAGCTAGTTTAATTCCTGGTATTCTCCAGAGTTAATTAGCAATTAATAAGTAAGAGGGGTACTAAAGCCCTTCTTATTTCTATTGAAAACTACACTAGGTTTTCACAAAAGTTCTTTTAAATAGTGTAAATAACAAATAAATAACAAATAAAATGGCTAAAGCTAAAGAAGAAGTAGAAGTACAGGAGAGTAATTCAGTTTTAAGAAATGAATTAGTATATGTTAAACCTAATTTAAGATTATCAGGTTGGGTAAAAAATCCTAAACATAGAGCACACTTTATGATGGATGGAACCAACAAAACATACATGGCTCCATTATTACGTAATGGAAGTATAAAAAATGTTTTAACTGATAAAGAAAAAGATTTCTTAGAGGAAGCATTACAAATGGATAAAAATGATTTATCTGTTTATAAAAAGCCAGATGATAATTTTTGGGTAACATTTAAAGTAGATGTTTCTAAGGATACATTACAATTAGATTTAAGTGTTCCTTATGATTTTATTAAATATAAAATATTGTTAGCTAATACAGACTTTATTGCACCTTCTATTAAAGAAGTTAAAAATAAAGCAACTTACAAGTTTTACATTGAAAGACCTTCTGAGGTTAATGCAATGAAAGCTGAAGAATTAGATAACACTACTAAAGCTTGGGAATTGTATGGTACAATATCTAGTGATAAAGGTAAAATGTTAGATTTCCTTAGAGTATATGGAGAAATTAACAAATCTGCTAGAAGTAGTGCTCATGGTTTAGATAGTAAAAGTGCAGTTGAATTAGTTAAGAAAACATTAGCACCAATAGTTCAAGATAACTTAGCTGTATTTATTAGTATTTTAGAAGACCCAAAATATGATAGCAAATTGCTTTTAAGTAAAGCAGTACAAGCTGGTATAATAGAAAGGAAAAATTCCTCATACCATGACAAAGGTGAATCCAGAGCATTTGCAGTTAGTTTTCAAAAAGCTGTAGAATATCTAGATCATCCTGAAAATGGAGATTATAGACAACTAATAGAAACACAAATTAAATAATGAATAACTCAGAGTTTAAAAATGAATTTGATATATCATACAACAATATTAGGAGTAATAAAGCTCCTAATATTGATAACTATGAACTATCAGTATTCTTAACTAAGGCTCAGGATGAAATAGTATTTAATACTTATAATCCAATGGGGAATAAATATCAGGATGGTTTTGAAAATTCTGAGAAAAGACGTGGGGATTTAAAACAACTAGTAAAAAGTTTTAAAACTATTCCTTTGGAAACTGACATAAATGAGGAATCTATAAATGGATATAAAAGTGTTAGTGTTGAATTACCTTTAGATGTATATTTCATTATACAAGAACAAGCAAGTATAGATGATATATTTGTAGGGGTAATACCAATTAGTCATGATGAATTAATGTTACAAAAGGATAATCCATTTAGGAAGCCTTCTAGTGACAAACTATTTAACAGGGTTTGGAGATTAGATAATAATATAAATGATACATATCTTAAAAGTCTAGAAATAGTATTACCTTTGGATTCAGTCTTAGAAGAATATCGAATGAGATATATTAAGAGTCCAAGACCTATTATAATAGAAGATATAAATGAGGGCGAGTTCGCAGGATTAGGATTAACTATTAAAGGTCAAACTACTAAAACTACATGTGAACTAGATGAAATTGTCCATAGACAAATTTTAGATAGAGCAGTAAGTTTAGCACTTGAAGCATTTGAGCAGCAGAGATTACAAACTCAGACTCAAATAAGCTCAAGGAATGAATAAGTAACTATAAAATAAATAAATAAATGGCGTTATCACAAAACACAGTAAAAGAAATCTTTGTAGCAACAGCGTTGGCATCAGAGACAACCCTTAAAACATTTGAAGCTACGGCATCTGATGGTGAAGTAGGAGTATTTAAAGCAGATGGTTCTGATGGAACTACTGTAGGAGATTTTATAATTGTTCTAAAATTAGCAGGAACAACTATTAAGTCAGACCTATACAAACCTTCTGAGATCCAAAGATTGGCTTCAGTTAAAGGAAGAGCATTTGTACCAAAAGTAGTAACAGTAACTCCGACAGCATTAGCTGCTGGTACTGAGTATATTTTAGAAGTAAGATTTCAACAATTTGGAAGTTTATCTCCATTGAATTTTTATTCTAAATTTGCACAGTTTGTAGTACCTGCTGGTGGAGCAACAGCTACACAGATTGCAAATGGATTAAGAGCTAGTTTAGCACAGCAATTCTCTAAAGAAAGTGGCTCAACATTAAGTACTAATGCTTATTTCACATTTGGTGGAACAGCAACTTTAGTAATAACTGAAAAAGAACAACCTTTAGAATTAGGTAAAGATGAAGGAAGACCTATTGTATTTGATGTAATTGTTAAAGCTGACGGTGGTGTATCATTAGCTGGTATAGTTGTAACAAATCCTGGTTATCCAGGAACTGCTACAGGTAAACAAGTAGCTATAATGGAAGACTTCTACAGAGGTAACAGGGGAGATCAATATAGAGATCAACATTTTCCTTACAACTGGGGAACTAAAACTAAACGTA